CCCGACCTTACACTCTACCCAAACCGTAGTCCTTCCGAAGGACCTCGTCAAGAACAACGCTAACGATGTTCTTTCCATACTTGAGGTTCTCTACCTCATGATACAGATCACGTACGTCTAACATAGTGATCGCATCTCCGTTCAATTCACTACTGACGAAGTATCGTCGAAACAACTCCTCATCAGTAACTCGGATCAGCCACCTCTCCGTGTCTACCTTATATTGCGTGAACTCAGACACAATAGCATCCAAGCGCTTCTTATGCTTAACAGATATCCCGCCAATGTTGAACTTACGCCGCAAACAATCCAAGAATGGATTTGAAACGCCGAAGTTAATACCATCACCGAACATACCGTTAATTATGGCATACTCATGAGCATACGCGCGATCCTTGATCGACATGCTTTCTGGTCCAGGAAAGTCACCAACTGTGCTCATTCCAAAACGTCGAAAGTAAGGCCCCAAATGTATCATGGGTTCATGCACACCGTCAACGGTCAAAACTGGTGAGTGCTTCAAGAATTCATGTTGACTGACATGCTCTGAAACGTCTTCCCCAGTGGTGACGATGTAACCACAATTTTCCACAGCCTTCATCAAATCAATGTTCGTCTTAGGCTGGTACACACAAATGCAAACAAATATAAGATAATTAGCCAATGTGTTGATTGCTGTAGTTAACGTACTTCCAGACAATAGAGTATAGTCAAGTAATTCTAAAATAATTTTCTTTGCTCGATCAACACCAAACATGCACACATCACCAATACACTGATCCATTAAAATTTGTATCAATCCATGACTTTCAAACATGTCACGAAATAACTCAAACAATGACCTAGTGTGGGACATATCACATTTCGATATATCGATGCAATAAACTCTATGAATATACTTGCCGTCCTCATCCCGAAAACATACATTTACTAAAGAATCATCACTGAACACATAGCTATCAACTCTATATTTTTCACACCTGGGCACCATAGCGTCGAAAACAGATTTTAAAGAATCATGACTAACTGATTTAATAAATATACACTTGCTACTTTCAAACTTGAAAGGTGTGTTGGCCATAAACGCCTTAACACTTTCCATGATCTCAGCACCTCGCAATGATTGGGACACTCCCAAATCACCAATACCACGAGGTGGTTTACCATACTTTGCGGTTTCGTGTAACTTAATCTTAATCCTAGTCATAAATATTTGCCAACTATCTTCGAGCCATTTGCCGGTCTCTAACAATGACTTAGCAGCTTGCATACGCAATTTCTTTTTAATATGCGGTAATAAAGAAATGACCAAATTTTCCCAATTGGCATCCATATGCAAGCCCTCCCTAAATGAATACTCTCTAGCGTATTGTAAAAACCTGCCAATGTGTGTAGAAATGAACGTCTTCTGGTTGTCACGTAACCAGTTGTCATACCCTTCTTCCATCATCACATCATTGCCATCCTTAACACGTAATGCCAAAGTCCGCCCAAAGAAGCAGGCAGCCAAATTAACATCAGTGTTACCATACACTACGCCATTGTGTGCTACCGGAAAAGCAACACTCTTATAGCCTTTCTTCGGATCATCAGAGTCAAAATTAATAGTCTGTGCAGACAAATCTATAAATTCCTTTCCCTTCTTGATCTTAATGAAATCGGTGCGAGTTGGGTTCTTCGCACCTTCGTAATCTACGTGATAATAACGCAAACCACGGGTCGGGGCTATCCCCGCCGACCCAAACTGAAGTTTAACGAAGTGACTGATGTGGATGTTGTGTCACTGTAAACTTCGGATAACGCGATGGTGGATCGGTTGATTAACACCTTATTGATGATGTGCATGACAGTATTCTGCATAACTTCTTGATTGGACGAGTTATACAAGTCCGCGAAATTACGCTCTATGCACTTAAAGATAGATGCGGTGATGCCAGAAGTTGTGTGACCGTCTCCGGTAACGACACTCTTCAATCTCGTTTCGGTCAACACTGTATCAATGACACCACCATAGACGAATCCGTAAAAACTGCGTCCATATCCAACTTTTTGAGTAATGTTGACCTCAGCGATACTAGTGATTTTACCTCTCTTGGTCAATGGGGTAGTAAACTTACTTAATGGTCCCCTGTAATCAAAAATTGAATTGAATCTTCCCTCGTTTGTAATTGCTACTCTATGTTCGTTACCTAATGTTTGCACATTACTAACTAACCGCGAGCCTGCAAGTAAACTACGAAAAAATTCCCAACCGCTTTTCTCAGTTGGTAAATTCACGAATATGTTAACGCATTTACATAAACCCAAAGCCCCTAATTCAGGATGCAACGGCAGCGTAAAGCCGTCGTGCAACACCATCTTCAACAACGTGGGGTCGTTTGATATGGTGCGCGAACCAGGGTCGCTCATCAAGCGCCCAACAAATACCCGTCGACGTGAATCTTCGGACATGTTGGGTAAGGGTAATCTATCAATCTCACCAATATATGAATCAGGGCAAAGGCGTGACACTGCATTAAATGGCCCCATGGGTGCTTGTAAAGGTTCTGGTGCTGGTTTTAAATTTGCACCAATAACACCTGTATTAACAACTGGACACACATTCATTATAGTAACTGGAATGCGAAATGCAGCATGCATATCCTCCTCATCATCACTTTTTGCCGGTGGTGCGGAAGGTGCGACAGGTGGTTTGCTTTCCTCTGCAGGTGGCATGACAGATGGTTTGCTCTTCTTGGCAGGTGGTGCAAGCGGTGAGCCGGATGGTTTAGGTGCACTCTTGCATCCACCTCCACCAGCTGCTTGCATTGGGTTGCCACAGTCGCCGACGTCACTGGCGACATCAGCGTGCACCTCGTCAATAGAGAATCCATCCTTTGACTCTTTTCCATCTGGTTTACTAACCTTTGCGTCAATAGTGCCCGCAGTGCCAAAAGTGACACTCTTCTTTGCGGGTCTTGGTATCTTGCTGTTACTAGCAGGTTTAATTTCCACAGGTACCACAGTTTTCTTAGTAGTTCCCGCATCAGTGGATGACTCCACTTTACCTGATGACACTTCAATCTCGGCCGAGGCCGGTGAACTTATTTTAGTGTCGTCAGGGGATGTTCCCCTGCCGATGTAATCAGCATGATAATGCCCAGCAATACACTCTGCTGTGCTCTCATGGCATATCGCAAAACATAAATTTTCGCTTTCCTTCTTGACAATACGACGTACGGCACCGTCAGTGGGTTTGTCGGCGCCGCTTCCGGTCTTATAAACCGGATGATAGTGATTCCAGTTAACAAAATCACATGATCCGTCACACAATGTGTATTTTGTTCTGTACTTGTCTTTACTCTCTTTGCCATGACGTGGATTCTCAATAAGGTCAGCTTTTAATGCTGACGTAGTTGCAGGTCCCTTCAAACTCATCGGTGGCTTGTGTGAATCCTTAGACACACCACCTTTCGGATCTGCAACTTTCTTCTTGGCGTTCTTGTGCCCATCTCCAGTGACATCTGATGAATATTCTTTACCAAACATTTTGAAACCTTCCACAATGGTTCCAATCCGGCAACGTATCATACTGCTATAACCGTGGTACAAGAAATCTTCAGAAACCACAAACATATGTGGTTGTGACTCATGTGATAAAAACAATTCCATGAATTGCGTTTCAAACAACAAATGGAGCATTCTTAACCCGCAGCATGGGTCATAACCATTTTGAAATGTGGATTCACCAACGAGATATGTGTGATGCGACACTTTCATATGGTGTATTGGAACCTCTGAATGGTAGGTCTGGAAACTCATGGAAAAATAGGTCCTACCAACCAACAACCTATCAACCAACTTAACAACATGTTTGCGTACATTACGTTTGCATGAAATTACTTCACACATGCCTCCTACAATGGTTCGCAATGTGTGTAGTACGTTGTACAACCCTTTGTGCACGTAAGTATGCGCGCATTGTCGATCGATCATCCCCTCAGAATCACGCAACGTACCATGCTCATCCCTGTCGCAATACACGTACTGCGTGCAAACATGTTTTGACCACTCAATCTTAAATTGCTCACTGTCACAAAATAACATGTTAATAAAGTGACCCCGACTAATCACTCCATTTGATCTGTAAACAATGGTTCCAGCTCTGAGTGGTAAACATGCCTCCAATACCGATCTGCGGCATGGTAACATAGCCTCGTGCATTAGAGTGTATATTGCACGGGTCCCACTCCCTGGGAGATACCTCAAATTACGGCTACATTCCCGAAAACTATCCTCGGGAGTCGAAACCGTCATTGTTACCAACTCACATTCCACAAACACCAAACCTGCTATAGCGCAACCCTCATCACTTGCATCGTCGCTATCACTAGCTATACTACTATAGCTATCCCTATCAAATTCCCTAATGGAATCAGGTTCTACGAGATCTCCTATGAGAGGATCACCCAATAAATACTCTACTAAACTACTACTAAAACTACAACTACTATTATCTACGTTACTACCTACATGACTGGTTAAATCTTCTACTTCAATTCTACAACTATCTACTCTACTGTGACCGTCAACGTCACCACTACTTCGCATTAGTGCGGGAAATATCACATAATTATTGAGTGCATCCGGGGAACTGGGATGTTGCCCCGGACTTCCACAGCACAAATCACTCTCGTGACCCATGCCTCTCGACTCTGCCGTATCGTGATCAACACAATCGCCCGACAGAGCGCCAACATGTCCCGCTAAGTCTGCCTGTTGTACAAGCCGACCAATAGTGCACCTGTCACTAAAGGCATCGCATGCCGGTGGAATAATTTCCGGCTGGTGTGAACCGCAATCCACACCTGGGAGTTGACATCGTTGCTCCAACATGACATTGCTAATTAAAACGCTATCATGTTGCTCAGAGGGTGTACCCTCATTAAGTCGTGCCCCCTCCTCTAGTTCTTCGTCAATCTTTAACATTTTTGAACTAATGCGCCAATTCATGTATGCATGTGGTGAAAGAACGGCCGTAGCATGCCTATTCCATCATTTTATACGTCAGTCACGACATGCATACAACCGATAGGTGTACGTAATAAAAAGATACAATGATTGAAAACTATGAGGATGGATGGAATTTATGTGTGTAGAGTAGAAAAAAGGGAAGCTACACGTCTACGTGTTACGTGCAAAACGGACAGTCTGTAAAACAATCTACTGTCAAAGAAAATAGGTATATAGTGTTAAGTAGGATGTATATATATATATTTAATTTTTAATATGTACAATATGCCTATTTATATAGCCCGGGCAAACGGGCTGTATGTACAATTTGCGTACAAAATGTGAAAATGTCTATATACAAAAATAACATGACAATCCTAAAAACGCGATGAAAATGATAAAGCCCGACGTTTCACATCAAGTGAATTGGCAATGACCTCCTTAGTTCCCTCGTCAGGTGACACAGCGCAACAATACGCTTCGTCCTCTGAATCCTCACTTTTCACTACATCTTCAGGAGCATCACGATGAATGGTGGCGACACTAATTCCATGTTTTTCACACAACAACTTCAACAATGATCTATCATCACGTAAAACTGCTTGTTCACTAGCCACTTTCTGAGAATATGTGCGATGATATGACATAGAATTACTACGCGTGGGTGCTGGTGCAACAGGTGGTGTGCCAGCAGCGATGTAATATGGAATGAAAGTGGGAACACCAATAGTATTAGTATCCTTAATCAATGTCATATTAATATTCCAATTTGTATTAGTCAATCCAAGCTTAAAAGGAATTTGCTCAGACCAAACAACAGCTGGGGCAATCATAAAACCGGGATTGGAACCAGTAACGATCACGTACCAAGTGTATGTTAATTGAACGCGATTATTGTTTGCGGAAACTGACATTTGGACTTCAGCTGACAAAGGAGCTGTAGTGGATTTTGCGCGAACGGAAGTCTTCATGTTATTGTGGGTGTTTGTGACAGCTGACATGTATGGATCATAATTTTGTAATTCACAATTCACCATGTTCGTGATTTGGTAAGACATAGCCTGCTGTAAAGTGTTGCTAACACCGTAAGTGTTGGCAGTGGCGGCATAAACTGAAACGCCAGCTGGTGAGGTGGTAGTGGTTGTAATATGATCGCTCTGACCGGTAAGTTGTATTAAAACACCATTACCTGCTTCCATGTTGCCCAAATTAACGATTACCCTAGTTTGGTTGTGAGTACCATCACTAGCGTCTGATGTACTAATCAATGGTTTACCACTCCCATTCAGGGCGTAGGGTGTAAATCTGCCATTGTAATTCAAACTATTGGAATAACCGCCTGTTGACTTAAAGGCCGCTAAAAAATTTGTTGTTGATGTGGTATTCAATGGGTTTGCGGCCACAATGCATGATCCACCCGCAGGCAATTCGTACAATGGTTGAACTAATTCAATGTCAAAGGATACCCACAACTGACCTAAGACGGATCCAGGTAAATACGTCGCTGGCAAGCCCTTCGTGGCGAGTGTGAAATTCATATAATTGTAGGTGGCTGGGTCGACGATAACATTCCTGTTGTTCTCAACATAATAATAATTATACGATTGCGTGGCACACTCGACTCCGTACATGATACAATGATCAGGTCGTGCCATAATGGAATCAGTGCTATTTTCAAGCTCAATAGGGCTTTGAAATGGTGCCTGAAGAACATTATACTGTGCGGCAGCCATCACGTAACCCATCGCTGGTGATGAATTGTATGATGATGTAGTTGAAACAAATTCAAAAACCAATCCGTGAAATTTGTACTGCTCGAACAATTGCGCCATGCCACTCAAATATGGAAAAACTGATGGATCACCTGGATTGACTGTAAAAACCATGGGGTTAAACATCTCACCATCCTCTGGCGCCAAAATATCCATAACATACTCCCTGTGTGAAATACGTATTGAATTACCCGAATCGTGCATACGAGGAATTGACAAAGCATTACCAGCAGCCATCTTACCATTCTCACCATTCTTAAACAATGAATTAACTCTAGGATGACCACCCGTCATGTACGCACCTGAACCAGACACCTTGTTAAGTAAAAATTTTGCCAATCCTGATGCTGCACCCTTTGACCCCGGCAAAAATTTCTCGGACAAATTGCCTGCCCCATTAATCAACATACCACGCGTTGTCTTATTCTTCAATGCACCCTGCACTGCGTTCTTAATGCTCTTACCAACATCCTTAAACGAATACGCACCACTACCACCAACAACACTAACCTTACCTTTCCCCTTCTTCCTCTTACCAGCCATAACGGCCATTTGCTTGTTTTTGTTTTTGTTTCTGGGCATGGTTATGGACAGCCTCGTTGTCAAAACATAAATAAAAATAGGGAGCAGCGTGGCCCTACCAAGGCCACTTCTTAATCCTTCCACCCGTAGCACTGAAGTCTATAATAATGCATGTTGTCACTAACACACATCTTTCCTAGGATTTACATGCATTCCGCCTATAAGTGCGTGACGACCAGAGTCACTTGCACCACTTCATCGTATATAAATAAATGACTATCTACATTATGCACAATCACAACTGCAATCTTTCGATCCCTGTCAAGGGTACACCAACATTGTGACTCTCGTATCTCTTTCTACAAATATTTACAAAATATAACAACCTCCTAAAAGCTCTCGGCGGAGGCGAATAACCGTCAACATCTTTCTCTGTCTGTTGTTGATCCAGGTACTATCTATACACATTATTTTACATAAGGAATCATGTGCGACCCTAATAATGCACTTTTGATTGCTTAATCAGGGAGTGAATGCCCTTTGACCAAAGTCTTGCTTGAATTCTATATACAATTGTCCTCATACTGGGGGAGACATCCCGGGAGGCCGCAACGCGACCGAACTCGATGGGGTTTGTACCATATGCAAATGCAATACCAGACACCGGTTGGGTTTTTATCCCAAACAACTCAACAACACCTTCCTGGACCAAGTGTGAGGGACTACTG